GTAATTGCCCCAACCAATGATTTTCCTGTACCAGCGACTCCAGTGACAATAGTAATTTGATTATCAATTATTAGTTGCTTTGCTTCACGCTGTTCCTCGTTTAAAGAGATGTTATATTTTATATCTCCTTTTCTTTCTCTATTTGGTTCTTTCATATTTAAAATATTACTTTATTAGAAACTTCAAATTTATAATCTTTATTAATTAGTTTTAATAGTATTGTTAGGTATATTGATTGAGAATAGTCAATTCTGTTTTTAATCTTTTTCCCGCCGAATTTTAAACCATTACCATCATCTATAATTTGTAATGCTACTCCTCCTTTAGTATGTAAATTCCATTGTTCTGAATGATTATGATAAAGTGTATATACACCATCTAATTCTTCGTAATCGTATTCATATTCCCCATCTATGAATATCTCTTTCATCTTTATTTAGTTTTACATTTATTTTCTCTAATCCACAATTCTAATTCAGCTAAAGCGTTCCATACAATATGATACTGATGTGGTAATCCACTTTCTAAATCATTACCTTGTTCTAATCTATGGCGTAGCCCTGCATCTGCATAGGTCTTACTTCCTCCTTCAACTCTTTGATAATTTAAATAATCACTGTCTGTTTTTTTATATTTTTCGTGTCCGTATTCTGAACATTTTGAAATTGCTTCTAATGCTTGCGGAAACTGCTTGAATAGCAGAGAAAGTTGAGGTTTATTTTTATTTTCTTTTTTGCCACAAAAGTAGGATTTAACACTTCTATCATTTACTTCAATATCATAATTTACATCGCTACTATCCTTAAAACACAAAAAAGTTCTATACCTATCTTTTTCTTTTGAATAAACCCACCCTTTATTTATATTTTTATTCTTTATACCATCTGTTAAAAAGGAAATTGCATCTTCACAATTTTCAAATAAATAAGTAATGTTTCCTTTATTATTAGTTTCGACATTCAATCTAAAAAGAGTTTTTGCTAATTCGTCACTATACCTCTCTTTATCTTCATATCTGTTTTCTTTGCTAAATGTGTATAAAGGTTTTACTTCTGTTTTTTCTTTCCCGCCACAGTAAGTAAGAGGTTTACCATTTTCGTCATTTTGTTTATTAATTGCACTATCTTCTGTAAAAACTAAATTTTGTTTGTCTGCTTTTAGTCTTGTACTTAGTCCTTTATTTTCTTCTGTTTTTAAGTTTACTTCGTTTTCTTTTTCCGCCGAATTTAGTTGCTCTAAAACTTCATCAAGGAAGTGCGAAGAAACTGTTCTTTGTGGTGGTCTATTTATTCCTTCTAAATCTCCAACCACACTATTAAGTTGTTCTGTAAGTCCAAAATTATATTTTATAGGATTTCCTTTTGTTTTAGATTTATCATAATCACCTAAAACACTTTCAGTTTTACAACTATTATCACAGAAACATTGATTAGAGCATCGTTTTATTGTTCTTAATAGAGGTGTTTCTAAAAACATATTATTTCTGTATTCTGTTGCTAAATCTAATCTATCTTTTACTAGCTTAGTTAATTTTTTGCCGCAAAAAAGATTAGAAAACAGATTTTCTTCATCTTCTAAAACATAGACCAATTCAGAAATTAATCCTATATTAGGTTTAGTATTTCTTTTAAGCTCTTCTATATGTTTAGCTAACCCTTCTTTTGTTGTAATACTGTATTTATTTAAGTATTCTTTAATTTGTGTTTCTGTCATTTTATTGTTTTTTAGCTCTTTTTTCAAATGTTATACCATCTAACATTTTTATTTTTGTATCTCCTTTATATCCACGTTTTAAATAATATACCGCACTTGGAAAACCACATCATTTGGATTAATGTGAGCATACTTTCCTTATAATTCAGGGTTATGTTTTTGTCCTTTAATACTTCCCATTTTTTATTTGTTTTATTTTCGCCGCAAAAAACTAAAAGAACAGAGTTCCTCTAACAGAAAGATTTATTTTACAAAGATAAATATTATTATTTAATTATGCAAACTTTTTATTTAAATTAATCCTGATAAAGTATAATCATCATTAAATACTAATAACTGATTTTTACCATTATTGTGAATTACACTGTGAGCATAAGCCCAAGATGATAACCCTTTTCTATTGTACCACTGGCTTAAATTTGCTGTAACGCCCACACATGTAACGTTATTATGCAATTTTGGACTATGTGAATGAGCATGAATAAGTTTTAAATTTAATCGGCTAAATCCTTTTGTCTGTCCTTTTGAACCATTACTTGCATAATCTCCATGTGCGGCTACTTGGTAATCGCCAATATAAAAAGAATCCCCCATTTTCATATATTTAACAGAGTCACCAAATCTTTCGTGTATAAGGTATCCTAAAATATTACCGTAGTCTCTTAAATCAACTGTTTGTGTTATTAAAGCATATTTTAAATATGCAGGAGAATTATGTAAATCTTTTTTCCAATTCTCATTATCTATATGCCTTGTCAAAAAATTATCGTGATTTGATTCTGAAATATACACATCTCCACAGCAACCTTTAATATCTTCTACTAAGTCTAAACACTCTTTAACTTCATTCTCTATTAAATGCTTACCCTGAGTTATTTTTAGGCGTTGTAAGAACATATCTTTGCTTTCGTGGACATTTACCGTAGCACAATCCAAAACATCGTGTAAAACGTTCTTTTCAGGTTTTATCTTTTGAAGCAACTCTTTAGTTACATTTAAAAAATCTTTGTTTATTTGTTCTGCATGAATATCTCCCCAAACGAAACCCAATGAACTGTCTATTTTAGAAACGCCTGTTTTTGACACTTCATATATTATATCTGTAAAAGAGCCATCTGATTTAACTTTAACATTCCTTGGAATATAGCAAATACTGTCATCTTTTAATTCTACAACTACAAAACCATAGGTGTGTGTGAGTGACCCATGCTCTCCACTTTTCGACTTGGAGTAATTTTTAGTAGTTATAGAACCTGTTGTTGCCATGACTCTTAAAGGTTCTCCTCTAAATCTTGGAAGTGTAGTAAAATGATTTTTTGTATGTCCCAGTATTACGTGATTGTTTTCTGCTAAAATTTCATATCCACTTAAAGGGTCTTTTGATGTTGGCGAAATGTGAGAATCACAACTTATTAAAGTATCTCCAAAATTAACTTTGCCATAAAATAAATAATTATCTAAATCACTTTCCCACCAATCACTTGCTTTATTTTTTTCATCTTCTATATTATTTGTAGGGTTTCTGTATTTAGATGGAATAATTAAAATTTCAGTTTCTTTATTAAACTCTTTACTTATATAATCTTTATACTGTATAAGATTTTTTAAAAAGTCTTTATTTACTGCTGTTTTATTTTGTGCGGTTGTTATAAGTAATACTTTTGTATTATTATTTAATACCCTATCTTGTGCTTTTTGTAATTGTGGTGCTAAATTTGTAGCCAATTTAGATAAGTCTAATTTTTGCCACCAACCTCTTACAGTTCTTTCGTTTATTACGAACTTTTTAGAAAGTATTTCCATCTTTTCAGAATGCAACATATCTTGATTATATACGTGCTTAATGTACTCTATATTCTCTGCTGTTAAATCTTTAAATGTTACTTTACTCATTATTTAAACCATTTATTAATAAATTTTTGAATAGTATTTGGTTCTTGTTTCTCACTTTTTTCGCCGAAAGTAGAGGTATAAACTTTAGGATTTACATAGTTTTCAAGTTGCTCAAAATTTCGTAATCTTTTTATTTCTCCTCCGTTTTTATCTAAAACAATTAATGTAGGAACTGATTTTACACCGTATTTAACTAATAAATCTACGTTATGTTTTAAATTAATTTCTTGTATTTCAAATTTAGTTAAATCTAAATTCTGCATTTGCTTTGATAGTTCAACACAAGGTTTACAGTTTGGTAATCCGAATTTTAATATTTTCATAGTTTTAATTTAATTTTTTTGCCGAAAATAAAGAGAAAACGGTGAGAATCAAACTCACATACGTCACGCTGAGTAAACAATGACTCACAACCCTAAAATTAAAGGAATCGAACCTTTACAAACGCCACTACCTATCAATGTGTAAATGTTTTCTCTATATTTATAGTCTTTCCTATTAGTCAAATACTGCCCTGAAGGATTATTTATTTAATATAAAATGCAAAGTACCTTTACTAGAAATATTAAATTTAGCCATTGTCTCAGTATAAGATTTGTTTATACTATGAAAATCTATAACCTCCTCTTTATTATATTTTCTAACAAATGATGTGGCGTGCAATGCCTTTTCTAATCTTACTTCTTTTGGCACATCATTCATATTATCAGTATGTGTACCAATTAAAATATTTTCCCAAGAGTTATTTAATTTATTTCCGTCTAAGTGTCTCACTACAATACCCTCTTCAAATAACTTGTTACCGTATTTTTGATAAGCTTGTAATCTATGGCACTTAATCTTTATACTTCTATTACCTATTCTATAACTAAAAGTATAATAGTTATTTTGTTTAGATTTAGGATATATTATATTAAATGTTGTGTTTAATATCTTACCACACTCTGAAAGTCTGTAACCCTTTAGATAACACTCTAATATACTTTTGTTTGATAAATTCATAATAATGTTTTTAAATGCACTAACCAATTGTGCTATATTAACTTAAAATTGACAGGTTGCACGTTTGTAATCTAAGTCTACAGTACTGTCCCTAATATTGCGTTATTAGACTCTCCGTTCGTGAGTTATCAGGTCTCCAACGTCTTTACAGATACTATCCTGAATAGTCACTGCAATGTTATTTTTATTTTTTCTATTAACTTTTTAAAAATATTTTTATTTGTTCTGTCTTCTAACCTTGTTTGATAAAAGGTTAATCTAAATAATTCTACCATTTTTATTGTTTTGTTTTTGCGGCGAAAAAAATTAAAAATAGAACACTTTCATATATTAACCTTTAGGAACGTATCAAACGCTGTGTTTCGGTAAGTGTATAAAAATTAGGCTCTTTTTGATACTCCATTTAATCCTATGATGGTTTTTTATCCTAACTCCTCTCTACTTTTCTTTTGCAAATATATAATTAATTATTTAATTGTGCAAGCTTTTTTGTGTTTTTTATTTCTTTCTACCTATTAAATGAGACTTATATACCTTACAACTCACCCAGTCATTATAGCAATCGTCTGACAGTAAGCAAGTTGAACAGATTATAGCTCTTGTTTCATAAAATGTCATTTCAGCTTTAGAAAAACAAAATTGAAGAATTGTTTTAGTAAATAAATGCCCACTATTCAAATCTAATAATAACTGTTTGTTTGAGCCTCGGTACGTTTTCCAACCTGCTGTTTCTGTTATCTCGTATTTAAAAGTTTTTCTTTTGTTTTCTTCTA